CTGCTGGTACGAGCAGACCCGCGACTTCTACGCCTCGAAGGACTACCTCTACAAGTTTTTCGAGGAGTACCCGGCGACCGACACCGAGATGTTCCAGTTCAGCGGGAAGTCGGTGTTCAGCGCGGCGACCTTGGAGTACCTCCGCCGACAGGAACGGACCCCCGCCGCCATCCTCCTGATTGAACCGGCCAAAGAGATCGCGAAGCTGAAGGAGTGGGAGCGCGTTCATGGCGCTGAGTGAGACGCCACTCCTCCTCCCGGCCGGGATGGGCTTCCGCCGCCCCTCCTCCCACGAACTGCGCGAGCGCGGTCATCTCCTTGACTGCTGTGTGATCTGGGAGCCGCCCCGCCGGGTGGGCCAACGCCGCTACGTCATCGGGGTCGATGTGTCCGACGGCCTCGGCCTCGGCCCCGACGACCCGAAGCACGACCGCTCGGTCATCCAGGTGATGCGCGCCGGGACCATCGAGCAACCCGCCGAGCAGGTGGCCGAGTACGTCACGAACACCGTCGCGCCGGTCGACCTCGCCTACCGGGTGCAGGCGCTCGGCGACTACTACCGGGACGCCGATGGGGTGGAGGCGCTCGTCGCCATCGAGAACAACAACCACGGCCTCTCGACCCAGGACACGCTTCAGCTCCACCTCGGGTACACCCACTTCTACCGTTGGGAGTACTACGATGCGGCGGACCCCTCCGCCCGCTACTCGACGAAAATCGGCTGGGTCACCAACGCCCGCACGCGGCCCATCCTCCTCGACAAGTTCCGCACCGCGCTCACCACCCGCGACGAGGTCACCGGCCTCCCCGACCTCGTCACCCACTCGGCGCTCCTGCACAACGAGCTACAGGATTTCCAGACCGACGGCGCGCTCTGGGAAGCCGAGGCCGCGCGTGGCGCCCACGACGACGCGCTTATGGCGATGGCGATTGCCTACTACGTCGGGTGGCGGCTGCAAGGCGGGGAAACCGCGCCGCTCGAAGACCGTCGCCGGCGCCGCTCCGAACAGTCGGCGCGCCTGCTCGCGGCCGCGCAGCCCGGCCCGAAGCCCGACTGGCGGAACACGCCGTCCACCACCGCCGAGGTGGAGAAGTACGGCGGCTCGCACACCGACGAGGACGGCGACCTCGATGAACAGTTGTATGATCCCCGGGCAACGGACTCAGGGGGAGATTGGTAAATGCGCCTCATCCTCGAAGATGCAGAAGTCGCCGCCTCGGCCCTCACGGTGGTCATCGGCGGGAAGGAATTCCCCCTCCACGTCGAGACGCCGGGGACACTCACCCTCACCGCCGATCAGGTGAAGGCGCTCGTCACCCGCCTCGGCGGCCTCCCCTTCCGCACGGGGCAGGACCTCGTCGACCGCGTCGCCGTCCTCGCCGGCCTCACCTTCCACCGGATTGACCTCGACTTCTCGTCAGGCCAGTTGGCGGAACTCAAGCACCAGGCCGAGCGGCGCGGGATCACGGTGGAACAGCACGCGCGCGACATCGTGAACAAGATGCGCGCGGAGTTCTTCAACCGCGCCAGTGGCGATAGTGTGACGTCGACCACGGCGGCCGCGCCCAAGAAGAAGGCCTCGTAGCCCGTGCCCATCCTCGACCTCGTCTGTGCGACGTGCGGATTGGTCCTGCGCGACCAGTTCCTCCCGTTGTACCAACTCCCGGAGCCGCAGCGCCGCAACGGGTACATCGTCAAGCAGGACTTCGACAAGCCCCTGTGCCCCCGGTGTCGCGAGACGGCCGGGCGGACGCTCGTCCTCCCGATGGACGTCATCCCTCCTCGTGTCACCGTGGACGCCCTCGAACCCATGCAGGAATTCGCGGTCACCGTGGAAGACGGCAACGGCGGCTGGAAGGTGGAAACCATCGACTCCCTGACCAAGCTCCGTAAGGTGGAAGCCGAGAGTGAGGCGCGCGCGCGCAACGGCGAAGGCCGCCCGATGGTCTGGCGCGACTACTCCAACGACACCTCCAATCGGGATGTGCACACGCTCGGGAAGACCGACCAGCCGCGTGTCACCCCCGAGATGGCGAAGAAGTACGCGCCGCGTCCGGTCGCCGCCGCCGAGGCCGAATCCCTCACCTACGGCGCCGGCGTCACCGACGCGACCACCTCGGCGCTCGGCGAGTAGACGATGGCGGCCGACTTCTCCCCGTCCGGCTTGGAGGCGCTGGGCCTCCCCAGCCTGACCCTCGAATCGCTCGAACGCGGCGGCGACCCCCGGGTGGTCAACTGGGTCCGCGAGGCCGTGGTCGAAGGCGACCGCATCAACCGCTCCGACCCCTCCTACGAACGCGCCGAAATCGGGATGCGGTACGTCTCGGGCGACCAGCGCCAATCGGCCGAGTCGCGCGCTGAACCCCCGGCCTACCTCTCGAAGACGTCGCTCAACGAGTCGCGCCGCGTGGTGAACGCGCATGTGTCCGCGCTCACCGACATCAAGCCGACCTTCTCGTATAAATCCGAGAACCCGGCGTTCCAGCTCCAGGCCGACCTCCTGAACAAGCTGACCATCGCGTCCTGGCTGAACCAGATGCAGGACGTCGAGCTGGGGTACGCGATCAAGTACGCGCTCGCCGCCGGCACGGGCGACATGGTCACCACCTGGGACCCGCACACCACCCTCGGCGGCGACGTGAAGATGTCCTCACGCGACTTCCGCGATACCCTCCCGGTCCGCCCGGCCCCGCACGGCCGCTCGGTGCAATCCTGGGAGGGCCTCGTCCTCCGCGAGTCGCACACGGTCAACGCCATGCGGGCGGCCTTCCCGTACCACGCGAACGCCTTCCGCCCAACGACGGACTCGCTCCTCTCGACCCTGATGGGCCGGGTGCGCTCGGTGGCGATGAAGTTCATGTCCCCGGCCGGGGATACCCTCTCGGGCTTGAGCGTCCCGGCGGTCGCCTCACGCATCCGCAGCGGCGAGATCCTCCTCTACCGGACGTACCTCAACGACCGCACGGTGAATCTCACGTCGCGCCCGATCCCGATGGGGACGCCCGGCGCGTCCTGGTCCTACATCGTGCCGCCCGGCGGGTACCTCTTCCCGTACAAGCGCCTGATCATCTCGACCCCCGAGATGCTCCTCTTCGACGGCCCGTCTCCCTACTGGCACGGCCAGTACCCGGTGTCGCGTCTGAAACTCACTGACCTCCCCTGGCAGTTCCTCGGCCAGCCACTCCTGCACGACCTCATCCCGATGCAGGACGCGATCAACCAGTCGATCCAAGACATCATGCTGGGGATTCGCAAGTGGCTCGACCCGGCCGTGAAGTACAACCGCGGCGCGGTGTCGGAGTCCCTGATGCGGATTCTCGACGCCCGCCGGCCCGGCGCGAAAATCAAGGTGAACCAGGAGGGGATGAAGGACGGCTTCCAATTCCTCGACGGGCCGAATCCGCAGGTGCTCGCGCTGGCCCTCGAAACGCTGCAATTCCTCCTCACGCGCTTCGACAACTTGTCAGGCACGCCCAACTTGCAGGAGATTCTGGCGCTCCGCCAGCTCCCCGCGGCGGACACCATCGACCGCGCCTACCAGGCGATGACGCCCGAAATCCGCCAGGAAGGCCGCATGATCGAGTCCTTCCTACGCGACGTGGCCGAGCAGTCGAAGGTGATTCGGTTCCAGTACGAGTCGAACGCCAAGCGCGTGATGGTGCTCGGCGACGCCGGGGGCCTGCTCGACAACTTCGACTTCAACCCCGAGGTGCTGGTCCCGGCGCTGTCCCCCGGCGACCCGGGGTACGCCCCGCAGTTTGACGCGCAGTTGACGCGGGATCAGCGCGCGCAGGCGATGCACAAAACGATCGTGTTTACGCTCGCGCCCAATTCCATCCTGTCGATCAACGCGAGCGAGCAGAAGATGATGCGGCTGCAACTCTCCCGCATGGGCATGTACGACTTCTGGTCGCTCATGGAATCGCTGGAGATTCCCAACATCGGGGCGCCGCCGTCCATCCCGCTCCCGCCGCTCACGCCCGTCGACCCGCAGACCATCATGGCGATGGCCCAGCAGGACCCGAGTGTGCTCGGGAAGTACACCATCGACCCCAACAGCGGCCAGATTCTCGAAATCCGCCAGCCGGTGACCGTGACCGAGCGGCTCATCGCGCAGGCGCAGCTTGGGATTGGGATGACCGCCTCGCCCGCAGGACGCAAGGCGGCCGGTGATCAACCTCCGCAAATCAAGCAAAAGGGTGATGGCCGTACCGTCGTCTCTGAGGATTCTGGGGGGAAAGGCCCGAACAGCCGCCCGGGTCCTCACGGTGGTGATGGAGCGCGATCAGACTAGCGCCACGTCTTCCCGTGGATGATCGACCAGATCGCGTACTTACTCACGCCGTACTTTCGACCTAGGGCACGCAACGAAGTCGGTGAGGGATCGGGTGCGGCGTTTCGTGTGTACAGCCGTCGAATCTCTGCGACATCCGCCAAGGTGAGTTTGGCCTGCCCGTGTTTTTCCCCGGTGACGTGCGGCGGTGGGAGGCACGCGGTGCGGCGTCCCTTCTTTACGGCGTCCTGAATGTTCTGTGCTTGGGTGCCTAAGAACAGGTGATCGGGCCGTACGCAGGTGGGGTTGTCGCAGCGATGGCAGACGAATAGATGCGGCGGAAACACACCGAACGTGCGTTCATAGATGAAGCGCGATGCCACGACACTCTTTCCGTTCCACCAGAATCGTCCGTAGCCCCGTCGTGCGGTCCCGCGTTGCCAGAGCCAACAGGTTGGAGTCTTCTTCACGTACTTCCAGAATCGTGGAAGCGGGTTGGCCAACGGTCTGGGCTTTCGGACGTACACGCCGGTGGGCATCTTTAGTCCTTCATGCCCAGTATACCATTGACGGAGTTGACAGTCGGTCGCACACGACGCACAATCCCCCGCATGGCGTACGAAGGATTCAAGGCCGTCGAAGCCTCCGCGAAGAAATCCGGCGCGCGTAATCCGGCCGCCGTAGCCGCCGCCGTCGGCATGAAGAAGTACGGCAAAGCCAAAATGGAGAAGGCCGCGCACAGCGGTCACTCCCTCAAGGGGGCGAAGCCGATGCGAGGTGGACGATGAAGTCTGCGATGGCCCCCAAGCACACCCTCCCCACCGCCAAAGGCGAGATGCACGGCATCGTCGCCCCCTCGGTGAACCTCGTCGGTGGTGGTAAGCACGAGCGCGGCGGCCACACGGGCAAGCACGCCCACCACAAGAAGACGGGCCATCACCCCGCCGGCGCGAAGCACATGTCCCATCGGGGGCGGTAATGGGAGGCGGCCTCATGGGTCCAGCGGATTCCCCCAAACTCCACGGCCACGACCGCTACGAAGTCGAGGACGGCGTCCGCACGATGGAGCGCGCCGAGGAAATCAAATCCAAGCCGTCGCTCCACCACGCGGTGAAGAAGCACGCGGCCAAGAAGGCCCGGCACATGCGCGCGATTGCGGGGAAGCGGTAGGCCATGCCTGCGGTTAGTCAGAAACAGCAGCGGTTCATGGCCATCGCCGAGCATCACCCGGAACAGCTCCGGGGGAAGGCGCCCGACATGACCAAGTCGCAGCTCCATGACTTCGCGGCGACGCCCCGTAAGGGACTCCCGGTGGCGAAGAAAGCCCCAAGCGCCCCGAAGTCGATGTCCAAGCGGTAACCGTCCCGCGCCACTCGTAGTAGACTCTCTCCCCATGGCGACGCCCAAGCCCGGCCCGATGGATCGCCCGACGGGTCCGACCGGCATTCTGACCTCCGCACGCGCGCACACGACGGTAGGCGGCAAGAAGCCGTCCTCCCCGAAGAAGGCGCTCGTGTGTGCGCCCGGCCGTTCCATGGGCGGCATGAAGAAGGGGTCGCGGTACTAACGTGGCAGCTCCACAGACACCACGTGGGGGTGCGCCTACGGTCGGACCGGCGTCCAACATGGAGACGCACGTAGATAGTCGCCCCGTGTCTGGGCCAGACACCCCTGACGGCCCCGAAGGGCCGACCGACCGGAACCGCGGGTACACCGACCTTGCGGGGCACCACGACGCTGACATTTCACAGGGTCGGGACATTTATCTCGGTACGACGGCCTCCGGCAAGCAATTTGCGAAAGCGATGAACGCTGCTGGGGACAGTCAGCGTCAGGCGGCATTGCATCCGCAGAAGGGGCGCAAGTAACCCATGCCCGTGGGCGCCCCGCCTCCCTTTGGCACCCTCCCGACCTCGATGTCGGCGCCGGGGACGCAGCCCGGCCAAACCACCTTGGACAGTCCCCCGCCGTCCAGCGCGCTGACCCAAGGGAGCCAATCCGGCTTCCCGCCCGTCAACGCGCCGGGGACGCCGCCTCCTGTGCCGTCCCACCAGTTGCCCCCTGAGGTACTGAACGGGATGATGCAGGCGGCGACCGCGATGTCGTCGACGCTCGACTCGTTCGCGCAGATGACGCCCGATCTGGCCGCCGATTGGGCGCTTGTGAAGCAAGACTTGCAGACGGCCCTCAGTAAACTGCAACTGGCCGGTGCGGGTCCGACCTCGCCCACGGCTCCTGGACCGGATTTCCCCGGTGGGGGCCTGGATGCGAACGGACCGCCGCGCTTGACCCAGGGAACAGGAAGCTAGCCCATGGCGGATTTGCTCGCAGCCGGAAAGTCAGTCCTCGACCAGATGTTCGGGAAACTGCCCGAAGCCGACCGTGCCGCGCTCGCCCCGGTCTTCCAGAAGCCGGAAGCCCAGGAGGCGCTCAAGACGCTCGGGGAATCAGCCCTCATGCGGTCCGACTACTCGCGTCACATGGACGCGGTGGCGCAGGACCACGCGAAGCTGACCAAATGGTACGAGGAGCAGAAGGCCAACCTTGAACTCGGCGTGAAAGCGCGCGAGAAGGGGTGGAATCCCGATGCTCCCGCGACCGACCCCTTGGCCCCAGCCATCCCCGCCGACGTCATGCGCCGCGCAGACGTGGACAAACTCATCACCGCACGCGAAACCGAGGCGCTGGCCTTCATCGGCCACTCCAACCGGCTCGCGTTCGATCACTTCCAGAAGTTCGGCGAGCCGCTGGATATTCCCGCGCTCGCTGCCGACCCCCGCGCGAACGAGATCGGCCTCATGGGCGTGTACCAAGCCCGATTTGGGGACCGTCTCGCCGCCAAGGCCAAGGAAGCGGAAGACGCCCGCATCGGGAAACTCGTCGAGGAGCGGATGGTGGAGGAACGGCGTAAGCTGGTCAACCGCCCCCCGGACTCGATGGGCTCGCCCTCGTTGGGCTCGCCGCTGGACGCTCTGGAAGCCACCGCCGCCGGGAAACCGGGGTTGGTGTCCGAAGCGACGGACATGTACCAGACGCTCGTCGCCGGGACGCGCTAACGCCCGGAGGACTCGGGTCCCTCCCGGTCGGCCAGACTCCTAGGAGGAGTCGATGGCTGACATTCAGTTCACCGAAGTCAACACCGTTGCGACGAAGCTGATCAATCCCGGCGTCGTCGACAACTACTTCAAGGCTGGGCCCCTCATGGCCTACCTGAAGACGCGCTTCAACCGTAAGTGGACCGGCCCGCAGATTCAGGAGAACTACGAGTACGGGGCGCTCCGGGGCGGCGCGTACAAGAAGGGCGCGACCTTCAACATCACGCCGCGCCAGACCCGCTCGGGCATCATCTTCGACCCGCGGTACTACCAGGTGTCCATCACGGAGTTCCTGGAGGACCTCGAAGTCGAGATGGCCGGGCCGACGGCGGTCTTCAGCAAGCTCAAGGCCGATATGGCCAACGCCGCGCTCACGCTGTCGGCGATCCTCGAAATCGCCCTCTTCCACAACGGCCAGAACGTGGGCGGCGCTGACCGCACCGCGGAGCTGAACGGGCTCGAAGAGGCGCTGACGGACGGGACATCTGCCACGTGGACGGGGGCGGTCTTCCCCACCTACGGCGGCCAGACCCGCACGGCGGTCGCGCCCGCGCTCAACTCCCCCACCGGCCTCATCCCGGCCTCGGTCGCCCAGACGTCCTTCCGCATGCTGGAGCACTCGTTCCAGTCGTGCACGATCGGCGCCGAACGCCCGAAGCTCGGCATCACCACGAACCGGGAGATGGGCTACATCGCGGAAACCTTCACCCCGCAGCAGAAGATCGACGTGCTCGACCCGGAGATCAACTGGCCGGGCCTGAAGTTCAACACGGCGACCTTGGTCGAATCCCAGTACTGCCCGGGGCAGGACGGGGTGAACGACCCCTTCCTCGGCAACTACTCGAACACGTCGGAGACGTTCTGGTGGCTCAATCCCGGCCCCCAGGGCGACGACGCGTACCTGCGCCTCTACATTGCCCAGTCGCCGAAGTTCGCGTTCGGCTTCACCGGGTTCAAGGGGGCGCGCGACGACAACCAGGTGAGCGGCCAGATTCTCTTTGGCGGCAACTTCACCGTCCGTGCCCCGCGTCTGTCGCGCGGGCTGTACGGCATGACCAACTAGGAGGGGGACAGCCATGCCCAACAACTATCCGCAACCGACTGTCTACCTTCAGAGCGGCGACCCGAACACCTGCATCCAGGACAATCTCTACCCGGGGCAGCTCGGCTCCCGCTTCGCGATCATCGACCCGGACGGGGCGACCCTCCCGCCGGGCGCGAAGATCTACCAGTTGGTGAAGCTCGACTCCAACGCCATGACGACGCTCCCCTTCGCGGGCGCGGTCGCCTGGTGGGTGAGCCGGACCAACTACACCGTGTCCACGTCCATCTCGACTGCGGGCGGTCGCGGCAAGGTGGCGGGCGTCTTCCTCACGGCCGTCACGGCCGCGCAGGTCGCCGCGCAGAAGGTGGTCTGCATTCAGATCGCGGGCCACGCCAACGTCACCTACGTGGACAGCCCGACGGC